GTAGGACGTAACAAGTTTGACATTCAACTTGTGCTCGCTACCACGCATTAAGAAGTCGGCTATGTCCGAATAAACTGGGACACCTCGATATATGATAGAATACATCAAGCCAAGACTCTTGTAATAATGCGCCACCCACCCATTATCTATCGCATCCTGATTAATACAGGTCGTCAAAGATTCAATCAGCTTTTGCAAGCCCTGCAAATACACATACTGGCCCCCGCCCATGTCGGCAAATTTGCCTGAGCAGAATTCGACGCTATCAGCGTCCGTTCTAAGTATGAGTTTTGCATCCAAACCAAAATCTTTGTAATGATCGATAAAAGTGGCATCTATGTTGCTGCCGAGGACGGAATCATCACCTTTCAAGATGATGTCACGAGCACGGCAACCTGGTGTGCTACAAGTGTCGAACCCACAGGTCCGCTTGTCGCATGAATTCATCACTTGGTTGTATTGTGATGTGATCATGTTCACAATTCCATTACCTAGCGACGTAGTCAGATCACCAGACACGCGGCATAGAATAAAGGAAAAGCTAACACCCAGATTGGTTTTGCATTTGCTACGTAAGCAAGCAGCATATGCAAGGCAGAGAACCGACAACAAGTCCGGCTGGACTTTCTGTAAAACACGTCGGTAGACTTGAAATTCGATGTCGAGTAACACGATGTCACGCTGGCTCGACTCATATTTCGACATATCATTCTCGTAAAACTGGCGGCACCGACCGGCCATCCTAGAAAACATCTCGCCCATGGCATGGTGATCCTTGCCATTCGCAACCTCATCCAAACAGAAGAAAGCTTTCTCCATTGGTTCGATGACCTGCGCATAATAGATGTTAAATTTTGGGTCTCGCCCCAAAATCATCCTAGGAGGTTTTCCTTCTTTAAAATACCTCTCCAATTTTACAAAAGCTGAAATGCCGGAATCTTTATCGATGTCAAATCCCGTTTTCTCAATCTGCCTGAGCGCCGTTATGTAGCGGCGACGCACCGCGCCTTCTTTTCGTCGTATGTAATCGACAGGTTCAAAAGGAACCCAATGTTCGACCAGCCTGTCGGCCAGCCGTTGGCACAATGCGCTCAGCAACCGCTTGTCAACGTAGCTCCGTTCTGGAGTACGTTTGAAATAGCGGTTCTCGAGGCTGTTGACGACATTGTGAGGGCAGTGTTGCATAACCACTGTCTCGTTGCGATGTAACAAGGCATCGCAATCCCACTCCAGGTACTTTCGAGCACTGCACGCACTAAATTTAATGCCGTGCGGGCTTCCAATCTTACAAACATAGCGCTTCCATGCGCCCAAAATTGGATGACTGGTGTGGTCAAACGAACGAAGGTCCACTCGGTTATGCTCATCGCAGCACGTGCAGTCCTTACGGTCAAACCAGGACACATCAACAACCCCGCGATCACCACCACGCGCAGCATTCCGAAGCCAGGGGGGCGGCGAAAATACTGCGTGATGTTGTGCTTCTCATTGTTGCGAGCGAGCAACATATCGTCGTCCTCCATGTCTGTGGCCTTCTGCACTGTGGCGCTCAGGCAAGATGCAGCCAGCGATGTTTCGCGAGCTTTCATGGGGATCTTTTTCTCGTCAAGCCAACGCAACGCTAATTTCTTAGCATGCGCCAACTTGGAGCGGCGGTCGAATACACCATTGATCGTGTAGTCGACATTCAAGTACAAGCGAATGTATGCCAACATCTCAGTGTTGACCATATCATCGCCCAATGACGCATTAGACAACCACCCAATCTGATGATTAATGGGCAGTTGTGGGTCATAATTTGGGCGCACAAACATCCGCTTGACGCGATTCCACCAGTCCCACTGCCAGACAAAATTCCGTTTGGCATTTGGGACTAACAGCGCGTCCCCCTCTAGGACCGCTGCATTAGCCGCTGCTGCTGCGACGAAGCAATCGCAGAGCACGAGGTCGGATGAATAACAGTGCCGACACACTGGCGCAACACGCGGGTCAATTCCGTCCGCATTAGCGCGAACGAACTCATTAAAACGGTCTAATGCCGCTTGGGTTGCAAACCCCTGACCCACGCATTGCGTGTACCACTCAGTACGGTGGTATGATTCGACTTCAGCAGCCAGCTGGCGTACACTGAAATCTTTACCTGAACCACAGGTGGCGCCTTTGTCATGAGGTGCGCGATCCCCTGGTTTGTTGGCTTTCTTGGAGTGGCCATGTCCATCGCGATGCTTTCCACCGCACTTCACACCCTTACCCTCCATCGTGCCAGTACTGTTAATACTGTTGGAGGATGCACTAGCAGATGATTTGCCAGACCCACCGGCCGATGAAGGCAAGTGGGAGTTACGGTTGGAGCTACTACCGTTCGAGTGTTTTTGTTTCTGGATACCTTTTCGTTGACCGCCAACGACAGCGCTTGATTTGGTCTGCGTCAAATCTAACTCTTTTGTGTTTGTAGCCATTATTGTAGAAATTATTCTATATCAGCCGTGATGACCCAGGGCAACATGAGCTTTTAACCATTCACCAGCGTTAGCGTTCCCTTCCCGGGGCAATACTGGTGTCACGATGTCTCAAAATGCCCGTCGAGGACTGTTCCTTCCTCGACATATCACATTATTCCACTAGAAAAGGCTGGACAACCTCCTCACATGTTTCAGGGCCATTGAACTGCATGTCAACACAGTTCGACCGTTGCATCCCAACGGGTAAAA